GTGACGAAAGATTCGGTCGTGATGATTTCAAATCAAATGAACAGAAAAAAAAGGAGGCAGACGCAAGAATGCAGGCATATCTTGATAGCAAGGCAGCAGAAAAAGGTTAAAAGATGAAATCAAGAGAGAGTTAAGAGATGAGAACTAAATAACCACGGAAGGTTGCTCTAACCCACTTGACTTTGAGTTGAGTGGGTTTTATAATATCTGTGATCGGGGAATTAGCTCAGTTGGTAGAGTAGCGCCTTTGCAAGGCGAATGTCAGCGGTTCGAGTCCGCTATTCTCCATAAATATCTAAAAAAGTATTTCATAATGTCAAGAAATACCGATTTAGCAGACGTAAATGAAATATATTGTGCATTTGCATTAAATGGAAACGAATTTCCAGATTCTGCATCAGAAGCGCAATATAATAAAAAATTGAAAATGATTACTGAAGATCAAGCAGATCAGCAAATTGGCAGAGCCATGGCTATGGTTGATGAGTTTTTAAAGTGGGCAAAAAGTAATGGATATTCTGGAATACAAGAAACTTATTGGACTGCTCGTCCAGGATTTTCATTTAAAGCAGTTGTTGGAGTAGATGTTGATCAAAGAAAAAATCCAACTGATGTTCTCATAAAATTTAGAAAAGGTGGATATCTTGGTTTATCTGCAAAGTCAACAAAGGGTAAAGGTGATATTGGATTTAAAAATCCTGGTGTGGGAACAGTTGATAAAGATCTTAATTTAAAGTTAAATGATATCAATAAAAAAGAACAAGAAAAGATAATAAAACAATTCAAACTATCTTCTTCCGCATCAGCGAGAAAAGCAGAAATAAGAAAGAATAAAGCGTTACAAATGCAAACTGATAGATTAGGATCTAAAGTATTGAATGATTGCAGAGATGTTCTTTTAAAAAAACTCAATACTCTTAAACCTGATCAAAGAAGAGATTATATTATTAAAAGTTGGATTGATGCGAGTGAAGAATTGTATCCACCATATGTAAAGGTTACTGGTAGAGGAACAAAAGCACCTTATTCTGCATCTGTTGAGGATCCATTGAATAATCCAAAACTTAAAGCGATTATGACAGAACGTATAACTTTTGAAGAAGTGGGTAATGATTCTGTGGGTGTTAAAGCAGGATCTAAAAAAATATTAAAGATGAGATTTAAATATGAGTCTGAAAAACTAGCAAGTAGTTTAAAAATGTCTGGGGATCCCTGGTAATAAATATAAGTATCTCAACACATACTATGAAGAGTTTTTTCCGATTTTTATCTGAAGCAAAAGAATCTCAAGCGGCTTCCCAAGCAAAACGCATGGGATTAAAAGGTGATGGCCATGGTGGATGGTATAACCCTCAAGGGGAGTTTGTTGCTAAAACCGAAAAAGGAGAACTCAAATTTTATAATCAAGGGCAGAAAGTAGGACAAAGAGATACCCCTCAACAAAAAACAAAAGCAAATCAACAGGTTGCAGCAACACAAGCAGCAACAACACCAACACCACCGGAAGCACCTTCAAAACCCGAAGAAGAAAAACCAGCAAAAGAAGGTGGTTCGGTTACGTTGGTATTTGGTAGATTCAATCCTCCTACTGTAGGACATCAGAAACTTTTAAACTCTGCATCAAATGTTTCTGGTGGAAGTGAACTTAGAATTTACCCATCCAGATCTCAAGATCCAAAGAAAAATCCATTGGATCCGAGCACAAAGATTAAGTATATGAAGATGATGTTCCCAAAATATGAGGAGAACATTATTGATGATGATAAGATGAAGACAATCTTTGATGTTCTTGTGACTGCAGATGAAGATGGATTCAATGATGTAACGATAGTTGTGGGTGCTGATCGTCTTGGTGAATTTAAGAACTTAGCTAATAAGTATAATGGAGATCTTTATACTTTTGATAGCATCAATATAATATCTGCTGGAGAAAGAGATGCAGATTCTGCTGGTGTAGAAGGAATGTCTGCATCCAAAATGAGAAAAGCAGCAGCAGACAATGACTTTGATACCTTTAGAATGGGTATTCCCAAGTCATTGGACGATAAGGAAACCAAAGCACTCTTCAACACTCTTCGCAAGTCTATGAAGGTAACTGCAAAAGAGAGTTACTCCTTATGGGAAATTGCTCCCAAGATGGATTGGCAGGGACTTCGTGAGAACTATTACACGAAGAAAATTTTTAGAATGGGAAGTCTCGTCGAAAACTTAAACACAGGACTTGTTGGCGAGGTTATGCGTCGTGGTGCAAATCATTTAATCTGTGTTACAAAAGAAGGTTGGATGTTTAAGTCATGGATTAAAGATTTGATGGAATATACTGAAGTAAAAATGGATAAGCAGATGAGAACTTTTCAGAAACCTAATACTTTAGTTGGAACAACTGGATATTTTAAGACTGCTGCAAAAATGACACCTGGATCATTAAGTATTGGTAAAGAGAATCTTCAAAGTGGTGGAAAAGCATACGGACTTAATTTCATAAATAAGTATAAGAAAAAGTAAGAATTTTTTAACCATGTCAATGAGACAACTTCACGATCTGTCCAGAGTTTATCTGGAGCAGGTTGCTTCTGTTGATGAGGCAGTTAAGGGTGCTGATAATGAATTAAGAAGAGCTGCTTCTGCAGAAAGAAGGGTAGAAAGGGATGCTGAAACAGAGTTTAGGAGAAAAGGTAGAGTTGGTGTAGGAAAAAAAGGGCCCAAATTAAGCACAACTCCTCATGGGAAAAGTGAAGTAAAAAATTATGCTGATAAGGAAATGAGTTCTATTAAACTATATGATAAAGCAACAAAGAGAAATAAAAATATTGTTGGATTAGTTACGAAAGAAGCACTTGAAGTTGATATGAAGAAGCGTCAAGAGCAGAATGAAAAGGCAAGGGAAGAAATGAAGAAGACTGCTGCTTACAAGAGTATGGCAGCGACTGCAGCAAAGAAGTTTGATGAGGCAGCAAAACCAGATTATCTTGACTTTGACAAGGATGGTAATAAAGAAGAGTCGATGAAGAAAGCTTTAAAAGACAAAAAGAAAGTCGAGGAAGCAATTGATCCAAAAGGAGCAGCAAGAATTGATGCTGCTAAACAAAAAAAATCAGAAACTAAAGATGAAAGAGAAAAAAGATTAATGCTTGGTAAATATTCTCCAAGTGTTTTATATGCAAAGCATAAAGTTGAAGAGGCACTGGATCCCGTAGGACAAGAGGATGATGATGTTGATAATGATGGCGACTTAGATTCTTCTGATCAATATCTGAAGAAGCGCCGCAAGGCAATTGGTAAAGCGATTGCAGTCAGAAAAGAAGGATACTCAAATTGGAGACAAGATCTTTCCGAAGTTATGGATAAGATTGCCCCAGATGAGCGGAATGAAAAGCAAATCAAAGAAAAGAAAATTCAAAATAAAATTATCATCAATCCCGAATTAAAAGAAGCAGTTGAAGAAATTGGTGGAACTCTTCTTGAAATGGTTGAACTTGATGAGGCAGTTTATGGTGGTGAAAAGGAAGAACCAAAAGACGATAGAATGGTTGTAACTGCTGCTGATAAGAGAGGAAATACTTCAGCATATCAAAAGTTCAAGGCAGGACATAAAGGTTACAAGGCAGCAGAACACTTAAAAAATGAAGAAGTTGAGGTAGAAGAAGGTTACAAGCCAATTGATAGGGAAAAAGAGTCTGCAATGTATCGCCGTGCAGGAAATCTTGCTCGCACTTCATTGTCTTCAAGAGGAAAGAAAAAAGAAGAAGCACAAACCAAATCTTCTAAGATTGTGAGTGCAATCACCAGACAGAAAGAAAAGGAAAGATTTGATCGCATTGGTCAGTCTCCTGCACACAATGAAGAATTTGAACAGATTGATGAGAAGTGTTGGCCTGGTTACAAGAAAAAAGGTATGAAAACTATGTTTGGAAAGAGATATCCAAACTGTGTGAAAAAAGAGGAAGTTGAACTTGATGAAAAAACTTTAACTCCTGCAGAGACAAAGAAGAAAGAAGAGATTGTAAAGTCAATGAAGAAGAGTGCAGGTGATTTTGAAAAAAGATATCCTGGTCGTGGTAAAGAAGTCATGTATGCTACTGCCACGAAACAAGCAAAAAAGGTTGCTGAGGCCGTTGCTAATCAAGTAGCATTAAGTCCTCAAGAACTTCAAAAGCAAAAACAAAAAGCAACTCTTGATACTCAAATTGCAATGCTTAGGAAGCAATCACTTTCTAAAGCAGAAAAACCTGCAGTTGCAAAAGAAGAATATATTGATGAAAGGAGAAAAGAGGAAAAGGTTGCGGGAACTCCAAGAGAAAAAACCGATCGTGCTTATGAATTAGTCAAGCAGAGTATACGTCGTGCCGAAGGAACTCCTCGTGGACAGCAGAAGAAAGTTCCTGGAAAAAAACCACCTAAAGCAGGTGATTATGGCGGCCCACTTTCCCCCGCACAGAGAGTAGCAATTCGCCGTGCTTCTGCTCAAAGATCCAAAGACATGATAAGTTCAAGGTTCGACTGATCTAAATAAGACAGGATACTCTTCACACGGAGGACATTATGACACTCGCAGCTATCGGCGCTTGGCTTGCTGCAAATGAAGGATTGGTTGCAACCGTTCTTTTTCTTATTTCAGAAGCACTTGGCGCAACTCCAAAGTTCAAATCAAACGGAATTTTTTCATTCCTTCTCGTTCAGGCTCAAAACCATTTGAAGAAAAAAGGTGCAAAGGATTTAACTCCTTGATAAAACTTAAAAAAATCTAATATTGGAGATCTAATTCAAGATCTCCTTTTTTTATAAATATTACTAGAAATATTTTTTACGAGAAAAGACATGGCACTCTGGGGAAATAATGACGCAAAGGGTTCGGGTGGCACAGTATCTCTTAATTATACCACCCTTGTCGTCACTGGTAGTGGTACAACCTTTGGCCAAGTAGGAGCAGCTGCAACTGGTGATGTAATTCGTTTTGGCCCACAAGGCGAGATTGGAAATGCTGTAATTGTTGGTATTGCAAGCACCACTCAACTCTCCATTGCATCAACTGCTGGTTTGAGTGGAGTTGCAGTTGCGAGCACGGACTTCCAAATCAGCGAACTTCCTAAGTACACCGTTCTTGACAGTCGTTGGAGTGAAACCAATACTGGTTATGAACCACACATTTATGGTGTTGCTGCTGGTGGCCTTGCTGCTGCTCAAAACACTTCGTATCAATTAACACATGCTGGTTGGGTTGGCGTTACTACCTATGTCGATACTCATGGTAACTTAAGAGTTAAGACTGAGACTCTTGTTGCAATGTCTGGTATCACCACTGGCAATCTTCCAATTTATGATGGCGATCCTACAGTCTGATAATATATGATTTTCAATGAATTGAATGAAGAAAATTTTCTTCTTTTTGCGATTAAACACTATGAAAATCCTCAGGCAGTAACTAAGGAAGATTTTGATAAAGACTTACATCATTTTAAGTATATTAAAAGACTTTTGAAACGATATAAGAATACAGGTGAACTTAAAACCCATCTTCTTTTGAATCATTTCATTATTCTTTACAATATATTTGGGGATGCTGCTACACCAATGTTGTTTTTCAAAATCGAAAAAGAACTTTGGGCATCAATGAAAACTTTTATAGTTTTCTTGAATAAACTTCCACAATATCCTAAGTGTTACATACATGATATTGCGATTGATATAACTTGTTTATCTGAAATTCAAAAAATCTATAACAAAAATGGAAAAGATTGATCGCATTATCAAAATTATTCGAGAGCAAATGGTTGCTAATGCACCTGGAGCTAGCGGTGGATTCAGTGGTTCTTCAGATCCAAAAGGCCCAACTGCTGGATTTGATCCTGTTATGGGAATGACAAGAAGAAGAAAAGGCCCTCAAATCAAACTCCCTCCAGGTTCACGTAAGCGTTGGCAACAGTAGAGCAATGTTCAATCAAAACACCTCATCTGACACTAAAATTGCCGTATTAGAAGAACGTCTTTCTTCATATGAACTTATGATGAAAAAAATAGACGAGGCAATTCAATTAATGGGGAAAACCAGTCAAAACATCAGCAAGATGCTTGCTGTTCACGAAGAAAAAATTGAACAGTGTAACAAAGCTGATGATATGATTGGTAGAGTGTTAGATGAACTGAGAGATGAGAACAGAGAACAACATGAAGTAGTAACACATAGAATTGAAAAGATAGAATCGAAGTTAGAAGAATTTGTAAAGTTTCGTTGGATACTTGTAGGAGCAGCAATTATTATGTCATTTGTTGTTTCTCAGTCAGCAATTGTTGTTGATTTCTTAACTCCCAATCCACAACCCGTTAGAACAGAGCAAATAAAATAAATAATGATAGAGTTGGCCAAGTGCCAATGAAAATAAAAAGGAAGATAACAACATACTCGATACAAAAGGCAACAAATGCAGTTGTAAAATGGACGGGAATTATAACTGCCTTGTGTCTTGACAAAATCAGGTGATGTGTTAGACTGGGTAAAATACTTGTGACTTGTTATGGATTATGTTGATGTTAAATACATCAATCTAGTATCAGTTCGACTACAAAAGTTTAAAAAGATTAAAACCAATCTTTATAACTGCCGTTGTCCAATTTGTGGAGATTCTCAAAAGAATAAGAACAAGGCCAGAGGATACTTTTATTCTGTCAAAAATAATACCAACTTTAAGTGTCATAATTGTGGTGTTAATATTTCTCTGAATAACTTCTTAAAGCAAATTGATTCTGAAACATATAAGCAATATATCTTTGAAAAGTTTAAAGAAGGACACTTTGGTAAAAATTTTGTCACTACAGAACCAGTCTTTAAATTTGAAGCACCAAAGTTTAAATGTAAAATTGATCTACCTAAAGCATCAACAAATCCAATAGCAAGTTCATATTTAACTAAGAGAAAATTAAATCCAGATAAATTTTATTATGTGGATAAATTTAAAGCATGGACTAATTCATTAGTTCATACTTTTGATAACGTGGAGTATGATGAACCAAGGATTATTATTCCATTGATCTATCAAAATGAATTTGTGGGTTATCAGGGGAGATCTCTAGGCCCTAGCAAGGTTAAATATATTACTATCATGCTTGATGAGGAGGCACCTAAAATTTATGGACTCGATGAAATCGACAAGACAAGCACGGTATATGTCACAGAAGGGCCATTTGACTCTACATTCATTTCAAACGCGATTGCTCTTTGTGGAGCTGACGGTGATCTTGGTAAGTGGGGGATTAGCAATCCTGTTTGGATCTATGATAACGAACCACGTAACGCCGAAATTGTCTCCCGCATTGCTCGTACCATTGATCGAGGAGAAAGAATCGTCATCTGGCCCTCTAGTATAAAAGAAAAGGATATTAATGATATGGTTTTATCTGGACTTGATGTTAAGTCCATGATAGAATTAAATACTTATTCTGGATTAGAAGCAAAACTTAAATTTACCACCTGGAAGAAAATATGAGTAACGGCACCAAAGTAATCAAAAGAAATGGACGTATTGAGTCTCTTGATCTGGATAAGATGCATGTGATGGTTGAGGAGGCATGTAGAGGACTTGCAGGCGTCTCTGCGAGTCAAGTTGAAATGCAGTCTGGTATTCAGTTTTATGATGGCATTTCAACTCAAGAGATTCAGGAAATTCTGATTCGTTCGGCATCAGACTTAATTGATCTAGATCATCCCAACTATCAATTTGTTGCAGCTAGACTGCTTCTTTTTTCTGTAAGGAAACAACTTTACGGAAAAATGAAAGAGCTTCCTACTCTGGAACAACATATTATGGATTGTGTTTCAGCAGAAGTATACGATCATGACATCTACACAAAGTATTCACAAGAAGAAATTGCTAAGGCAGACTCTTTCATTGATCATGATCGAGATTATCTGTTTACTTACGCTGGACTTCGCCAGGTGGTTGATAAGTATTTGGTTCAGGATCGGAGTTCAGGTGGAGTATATGAGACTCCGCAGTTTATGTACATGTTGATTGCTCTGACTATTTTTGCAGAGTATCCCAAAGAAACCAGAATGTCATATGTCAAGAGGTATTATGACGCAATCTCAAAGCACAAAATCAACATCCCAACGCCAATCATGGCAGGAGTGCGGACTCCGCTTAGACAATTTGCTAGCTGTGTCCTTGTTGATGTTGATGACACCCTCGATAGTATCTTTAGTAGTGATATGGCTATTGGCAGATACGTTGCACAGAGGGCGGGAATCGGCATCAACGCTGGTAGAATCCGTGGCATCAACAGTAAAATCCGAGGGGGAGAAGTTCAACACACAGGTGTTGTACCATTTCTCAAGAAGTTTGAAGCGACTGTCAGATGTTGCACGCAAAATGGCATACGAGGTGGATCCGCGACAGTCCACTTCCCAATCTGGCACCAAGAAATAGAAGACATTCTTGTACTTAAAAATAATAAGGGTACGGAAGATAATCGTGTCCGTAAACTTGACTATTCAATTCAAATTAGTAAATTGTTCTATGAAAGGTTTATTCAAGACGGTGAAATTACGTTGTTCTCCCCGCATGATGTACCTGGACTTTACACTGTTTTCGGAACAGATAAATTTGATGATCTATACGTTTCGTGTGAAAAAGATGCGTCCATTCCAAAAAAGACTGTCAAAGCACAAGAACTTATTCTTAACCTTCTCAAGGAACGTGCTGAAACGGGCCGCGTCTACATTATGAATATTGATCATTGCAACTCTCACTCATCCTTTAAGGATAAAGTTGAGATGAGCAATTTGTGCCAAGAGATTACGTTACCAACTTATCCCATTCAACATATCGATGATGATATGGGTGAAATTGCACTTTGTATTCTTTCTGCTATTAATGTTGGTAAGGTAAAGTCTGATGAGGAACTTGAAGATCTTTGCGAACTTTCAGTCCGTGGATTGGAAGAACTGGTAGACTATCAGAAGTATCCCGTAAAGGCAGCCAAAATTGCCACAAAGGCACGTAGATCGCTTGGAGTGGGTTTTATTGGTTTAGCTCATTATCTTGCTAAACTCGGGTTTAAGTATGACTCTCAAGAGGCATGGGATGCAGTACATGGACTTTCAGAGTCATTCCAATATTATCTCTTAAAAGCATCTAATCAGATTGCGAAAGAAAAGGGACATTGTGAATACTTTGGACGCACTAAGTATGCTGATGGAATTCTCCCCATCGATACATACAAGAAGGATGTGGATGAAATCTCTTCAATCACCTTGCAACATGATTGGGAATCACTTAGACAATCTATTCTTACCTACGGGCTTAGGCACTCAACACTGTCCGCACAGATGCCATCGGAGAGCAGTTCCGTTGTGTCAAATGCCACAAATGGAATCGAACCACCTCGCGGATACCTGTCCATTAAGAAGTCAAAGAAGGGCCCACTTAAGCAGATCGTTCCTCAATATCAAACTCTTAAAAACAATTACACTCTTTTGTGGGATATGCCTAGTAATCGTGGTTATATCAATATTGTTGCTATTATGCAAAAATTCTTCGATCAAGCGATTAGTGGAAACTGGTCCTATAACCCAGAAAATTATCCAGATAATGAAGTCCCTGTTAGCGTAATGGCTCAAGACTTCTTGACAACGTATAAGTATGGATGGAAGACTTCTTATTATCAGAACACCTATGATATTAAGACTGATGAGGTTGTTGAAGAACTCAAACTTGAAAGTCTCCTAAATGATATTTTAGAGTCTCAAGAAGAAGACTGTGAATCTTGTAAAATTTGAGTTTCATGACAATTCAAAAAATTAAATATTTTATGTGACTGTGAGTTCAATTAACCAGAGGAAAGTATGGAGTACAACTTTGTGAAAACCGAAGAGCAAAAAATTCAGGGGATGACAGTTTTTAATACTGAAAAGGTGAATACTAAAAAACAACCAATGTTCTTCGGTAAACCTTTAGGGGTTCAAAGATATGATTCATATAAGTATCCAGTTTTCGAAAAATTAACAACTCAACAACTTGGTTATTTTTGGAGGCCTGAAGAGGTTTCCTTACAAAAAGATCGTGGTGATTATCAAACACTTCGTCCTGAACAGAAGCATATCTATACTTCAAATCTGAAGTACCAGATTATGCTTGATAGTATTCAGGGACGCGGGCCTGGCATGGCATTTCTTCCATACTGTTCACTTCCTGAACTCGAAGCGTGTATGGAGGTGTGGGGATTCATGGAAATGATTCACTCCCGCTCATATACTTACATCATTAAGAATGTGTATTCTGATCCTTCTGAGGTATTTGATACAATCATCAACGACGAACGTATTCTGGAGCGTGCTGAGAGCGTTACAGAGTCATATAATGACTTTATTAATTCAGCACAACATTATGGATCATCCAATGCTTGGGTGCATCAACTTGAAGGAGTACACTACGCCAAAGAAACACTTAACGATGTCAAACGAAAGTTGTACAGAGCAATCGCAAATGTTAACATTCTTGAAGGTATTCGGTTCTACGTTAGTTTTGCTTGTTCTTTCGCATTCGGTGAACTTAAGCTTATGGAAGGATCAGCTAAAATCATTTCTCTTATTGCAAGAGACGAAAACCAACATTTAGCAATCACCCAAAATATTTTGAACAAGTGGAAAGAGGGTGATGATCCTGAGATGAAACAAATTGCGAAAGAAGAAGAAGAATGGGTTTATGCAATGTTTGATCGTGCTGTGAATGAAGAAAAGAAATGGGCAGACTATCTCTTTAAAGATGGTTCCATGATTGGACTTAACGATAAACTTTTACAGCAGTATGTCGAATGGATTGCAAACCGTAGAATGAAAGCAATTGGACTTAAACCAGCATATGATATTTCTGCAAACAATAATCCACTTCCTTGGACTCAGCACTGGATTTCTTCTAAAGGACTCCAGGTAGCTCCCCAGGAAACGGAAGTTGAGTCATATGTGGTTGGTGGCATTAAACAAGATGTGAAAAAGGACACATTTAGTGGATTTAAACTCTAAGATAAGTATTAGTTCTCATAGATAGAGGAGGTAACACTCCTCTTTTTTTATGATTCATATCACGGACATATATTCCTTACAATCAAAAATTCATAAGTTAAAATTTAGAATTAATGATGAACAAATATCCGATCACGAGAAATGGATGATCAATAAATATCTGAACGAAGTGTTAGATTATATTGATGAGTTGCGATTATCCTAATCCATGGTATTATAGAGGTGAGCCATTTCTATCAGAACACATTGGCAACTATTATGGATTTGTTTATTTAATTGAAAACAAATTAAATGGTAGAAAATATATTGGTAGGAAATATCTTTGGCAGTTTCGAACTCCTAAAGGTAAAAAACGCAAAGTAAAATCAGAATCTAATTGGAAAGAGTATTATGGGTCTTGTCCGGAACTTAAAGAAGACGTTGACAAATTTGGCAGAGAAAATTTTAGTCGAACTATGCTATCATTACATTATACAAAGGGCAAAACTAACTTCGAAGAAACCAGGCAACTCTTTGTTAACGGAGTTCTTACGGAATCCCTTGACAACGGAACACCAGCGTTCTACAATAGTAACATCCTCAACAGATACTTCAGAAAGGATTACTATGGAAACGCAGATTGAACCTGTGGTGCAGGTTCGAGATTGGTGTATTGATCGCATTCATTTTCTTGCTGACACTGGAAGTTTGGAACAGCAATTTGATGCAGTGGCTATTGCTGAAGAATTCGATGAGTGGATTAATATTCCTGAGGATGGTATAAAATTGGAATATTTTTGCTTAGAGCAAGAAGATGATTTTGGAGAACAAGAGATTGATGTGAGATATCCGAACACTTGACAAATTCTAAATAATCACTTATAATGTTAAAATCCCACTTTAAGAGTGGGATTTCTCATAATGAGATTTTGACGTGACAATTAGAGCCGAGGAAGGTGCCCGCTGAGAGGTTGGGTGTACCCCCCTTCTATTCGGATGTAGAGTTCAATTAAATTTAGTGCAAAATTTCTTTACTGTAGCCCTGCCTCTA